GTCAACTATTCCGTTCCCGTCAATATCCCATGGTCCTGGTGTCCCACTACCCCAATTTGCTAAAAGCACACCCAAATCATTGCTGTCAACTATTCCGTCACCATTAATATCTCCTGTAATAGAAGATCCCCCTTGTTGAACAAAATTGTTATTTGAGGGAGTACCCCGTCCCTGTGAAATATCCATATTTGTATATTGTTCCGGACTCAAAGAAACTCTAGTGCTCAAACCTCTTTGTGTTTTTGGTCGCATAGTTGGAGGCATTCTGTTAGGCCCCTCAACATCTCCTTGGGAAACACCTCTATTTTTATTAGAGGCCATTACCTTTGCTTTAGCATTGACAATGTTTCCGGGTGTTGGAGATTGTATTGCTGGAGAAAATTTAGCGGTTGAAGGACTTATTTCTGGTGAATACGGAGTTTTTGGATTCAATCTTGGCGGGGTTTGCTGTGGTGAAGGTATACCTTGCAATATCATTGCTAGGTCATCACCATCAATAACTCCATTTCCATCTGCATCATAAAGTGACGTTCCATTTATTGAAGTGTTGTTCCAACCAGGAGCATTTCTTGGAACACCACTTATTTGAGATGTGGTTTGAGATGGACTTGCTAAATTTACTTGTGATACATTAGGAGAAAATTTATTTTTGAATTGCTTTGTTCCTGTTGAAGACGGGATGTTGGGTGGTCCTAATTGGGGTGTTTGATTTTTTTTTTCACCAACTGGTACACCTGCCCCAGCATCAAACATTCTTCCTACTTTACCACTTGCGAGACCTGGTTGATCCAATGCTTTAGCGGCTCTACCTGCTTTTTGACCACCACCAAAAGTTTCAGTCTCTGGTGTTCCAGGTAATGCAGTGCTAGCCATGGTAGTTGGTGATGACTGTCCTCTATTAAGCATATTTGCCAAGAACAATCCAAGATCATCTCCATCAACTACACCGTCTCGGTTCAAATCAAATTGAGGGTTTGAAGAACCCCATGCTTGAAGCAAAGCATTTAAATCATTAGAGTTGTTATTTTGATTTGTTGTGGTCCCTGTTCCAACCCCAGCACCTGGTCCAGCACCCTGCTCTATAGTTCCGGATGCCAAATCTTCAGATAAAAAATTTACATATTTTTCTAAGTGATTTAATTTTTCTTGTAATTGTTCTGATAAGTTCTTGTAGTAATTTGTTAGGTAGTTCATTTTTATCTTCCTAGTTTAATTTTTCCTGATTGATCTGGGTTTTGAGACCACATATTTCCCATTCTTTCCTTTTGTCCTTGTGAAAGTTGTCTCACATAACCTGTAACATCTTTTCCTCTTGATTTACTTGGTTTCCCTAAAATGTTGGTGACGGTATCTTCAACTGCTTTTTGTGCTCTTTTTCCAACAACAAATCTTTGATATGTGTCTGGAACACCTTGGGAATAGGGATCCGAAACATTTCCATTAAATAAATGGTTTTGTGACAATTTTTCTTTAATTCTTTGTGTGCTGTGAGCAGAAACAGCATTATTTAATCTTTTCCAATCTAACGCAACACTTTGCTCTGGATCATCTTTTTCTGCAACGCCACCATCTACAGGGCTATACATATTCATAAATTCTTTGGCTCTTGCAAATGTAGCCATATCTACACCTAAGCCCATCATAGTTGCAAGATTATTCGAATAATAAGGTTGATATTTTACAACTCTTGGATCTGCATCTGGTAAAATTTTTCCCTTTGCTGCTGCAAGAACATTTGGGTTCATTACGATTGCAGAGGGGTTTGCTGCAGCACCTACACCAAAACCAGCAAAACCACCTATGTTTGGTTGTAGAACACTGTAATCTGCGCTATAATCTGCTTTTCCAAAACTAGGATCTGGTGCTTTTTCAAGCAATTGCTTTTTGTTTTTAATTTCTTTTTGTAAATCTAATACTTCTTTTTCTAAATCTTCAGAAAGGAGTTGAAAGTTTGATTTGTTCATGTTTGATCCAGAGTTTGCCCAAAAGTTTTTGTTATTACTTCTTCAATATTTGGAACATTTTGTCTTCGAAGTTGATCTATGATTTGTTTTCTAATTTCCATTTGAAGTCTAGAAATACCTGTGAAAGAAGCATCAGTTTTATCCTTAACTTCATCCTCAATATTATATAGATTTCCTTCTTTTAGATGTCTCATCGTATACATTAGTATTTATAAATAATTATAACATGTACGACAAATATCAAACCGGAAATACATTTATAGCCTCAACAACAAATAGAATTCCAAAGCATAAGGGATTTCTAATAAATGGTGGTGCAACTAGTTCATTTTACTTTGTAAATGATCAAGGAAATACATTTTCATTTAACCTAAATTTTCCAAGTGGAATGAATATTTTACCAGTTCAAGCTTTTATGGTTACTAGTTTAGGTGGAAATACCGCTCTTTATTTAAATTAAACTTTTCTTTTTGAGACAACTCTATCCAAGTAATTTCTTGCTTGAGATGGTAGGCTTTTCTTAGATTTAAGATTTCTATTTATTTCTCTCTCTATGTCTTGTCTCTCTATTTGTCTTAGAGCATCAAAAATAGTTTCCGATTCTGATCTTGGTTCATATGAGGGAACAATATTTACAAACTGACCTACCTTATCGGTAATCTTATCTGCAGCATTTTTATTGCTAGTTTGTACTCCATTTACCAAACTTTGATCGAATGGATTATCTTGTCTTTCTGAATAAGGCATTGAACCTGAGTCAGTTTTAGGTTGTAAATTTAATTTTGATTTTTGTTCTGGTGTTAAAGTTTCTGGTGCAAATGTTTGAACAAATTTTAATAAATTATCCTGATTTTCTAAAGGATTTGGTTGTCTTTCAGAATAAGGCATCACACCAGGCTTTTTTATTTGTTGTCTGCTTATTCCCAATAAATTCATTTGCCTATCAAGGGCTAGATTTTTATCTACCTCTTGTTGAATAAGACGCCTTGGTTGGTCACTATAGGAACCATCATATTTTTCAGCATCTTTGAAGTCTTGTATACTTTTAAAACCCAAATCTCTTGCTCTTTTTTGTTCCTTTGCCGTATAACCCAAGGCAGATTCTGGAACTTTGACTCCATCGACATCTTGAAATGTTGGAATAAATTCCGGTCTTTGTCTTGAAGCAATTGGGGCACCAGAATCTGCACCAGCAACATCTGTTCTTCTTCTCATTCCCGGCGCATTCTTTACCAATGAAAAGAAATCTTGGCGATCTGTTTCATTCATTGGGTTATAATTTCTACCAAATGCTTGCTTAAAATCATTTTGAGTTACCCAATATACGGGACTTATTCTTTTATTAGGAGCATTATTATCTACAGTATCATCTACAGTATAGCCAGCTTTTCTGCGTGCTTCTCTAGCATTTTCAGCTGTTGCTTGTATTTGTGATTCGGGCACCTTAGACGTGATTTGATATAATAATTCTTCAGCAGCCTTATATGCTGCTTCTTTATTAGGATCACTGGTAAAATATGATGCCCCTCTTGGCAATGGTTCTAATGATTTTTTTGATTCATTTATCATTTTTATCCGCCTAAAATTCTTCCCATTCTACGCAAATCATCTTCTGTTGGACGTGGACCTTGGGCAGGATTACGAGACATAATTTCTCTTGCAGCAGCCTCAAGTCCTAAATTTGATTTAAAATCTCTTACTGCTTGTTTTCCTGCTTCTCTTCCGGCTTGATTTGCGGATGCTGGAAGTTTTCCTTCTTTTTGTGCTTGGCCTTTGGCACGCAATGCAGCATCAACAGCCATTTGATTTTGAAGATCTTGTAATCTTCTGGTTTTTCTTTGAGGAATTATACCTCTGTTAATAGCATCTTCAGTTCCTGTTCTTGTTATTTCATTTGGAGACATATTAGGTGGAAATCTAGCAGGCGGAACTGGTGCAGATGGTGAAGGGGTCATACCAACATTGGGGAATGTTGGTGGACCACTCATTCCTAAATTTTCATAGTCTGTTGTAGTATCTCCATCCCCGGCTTCCCAATCTTGAGCATCAGTTGCAACTTCATTTGCGGTGCCTTGACCATCACCATCAACATCTGAATTATTAGGATTTAAATCTCCCTTTCCTTTAAATCCTGGAAGATCCAATCCAACTCCTTGAAATCCACGAAGTGCTTCAGCTCCTCTACGATTTTTTGGAAATTCAGCACCTATAGCTTTAAAGAAGTCTAAAACACCTTTCATACCTTCTTCGGTTGCTTCATTTAAAGTTTGTTGTTGTTCAATTAAAAATTCATGATGCTTGGCATATTGCTCTGCTTCATTCAATAGTTTGGCCTTCATGGCTGCTGCATTGAGTTCGTGAATCCATGAGTATTTCTTAATTTTCTTGTCCATGAAAATATTTATACTTGACATTTGTTTAGTCTGAGTTATTGTATTGGTATGAGTAACGCAGGTAAAGGTGATTCGTACAGACCCGTAAATTATAAAATTTACTGTGAAAATTGGGAGAAAATTTTTGGATGCGAGAAGAAAAAGAAATCAAGAAACTCAAAGAACAAATCCAAGAACTCCAAAAAGTAAACCGAGAGATTACTGTGGCTGCAGGAAAACTGGCTGCTGAAAACATGGATTTAAAGAAAAAACTTGACAAGAAACAAAGAAAGTGATATAATATAACTATGCCTAATTCAAAACAACGCGTTACTAATCGTAAGCATAAAAGAAAGCATGAGCGTCAAAAGCGTCAGCGGGCTGCTAGCCTAATGAACGCCAAGGTTGGTACACTCCGAGAGCTTGACCGGATTGGCCAACTTCCTAAGTCTGTCAAGCAAAAGAGATTGCCCAATGGCTAATGCTACTCAAATGAACATCACAGATGTTCGTAAAAAGTTTGATAATATCGATTGTTTCTTTACTTATTATGATGGTGAAAAGTCCACCTTTGATTTTTATGGAACTAATGCCACCGGCGTAGAAGTTCGTATTTCCTTGGGTGGATGTCCTGCATGGATCAAGAATCTGTCTTTTGGTCCGAATGATGCCATAAATATAAATGATGCACTTGATCGTCATGTGCGTTATATGTCAGTTACAGACCCAACTGGCAAAGTTTTGTATGAACAGTTTTTTGATATCAAATAAAGGAATATATGGATAATTTTGAAAATAACGAGTTTGAGGAATATAACAACCCAGACCACATCTATCGTCCAAAGAATGGATTTTTCTATTTCAATGGCAGCAAAGAAGAATTGAGAAAGATGTGGGAGAAGATGATTCAGAACCAAACTCCAATGGATTACCTTCAAGAGTACATGAATTTTCATGATATTGATAATCTAAAGAAGCCAGAGGTTACTAGTAAATTTGGTGATAAACACCAAAAGAAAAGCCAAAAGCCTAAGCCATCTAAGGTTGTACAGTTCACACATGATGAATATCTCAAACTAATTGAGATTCGTGGCTACCTTGCCATTACTGAGCAATATGCTCACGTTAAGGCATTGGATAAAGTTATTAATCATATTAAGGTAGATGGAAAGGATATTATATGAGTGGTTATAAACCCGGTGAAGGTTATGACAAAGGTTTTACTTGTCGTATGGGTGGTGGTGAACTCCCCAATCAAGCAATTTATTCAGTTGATCCATTTTGGAAAGAATATAAAACTGGATGGGAAGACACAAAGATTATAAATGAAGCAAGAGAAAGAAATTCTTGCACAAAACCTAAGTGCTGTAAAAAGAAAGATTTTATCCAAGACTGATAAATCCCCGAAAGGGGATTTTTTTATCCAATATCACGTAAAATTTTTTCATACTCGGCAGCGACATCCGCATTAAGATGTGGTTTGATTACATTCCAATCTTGCTCACCGATTCTTAAATCATAAATTTCTTGCCCTCTAGATTTACCATAACGATTCACATCTTGAAAACTTGCACTCCAATTTCGTATTGGTTCTCCCGGTTTTAAGCCACTCAATTGTCTCATTCTTTCCATAGCACCTCTACTAAAAGGATTTCCACCTCTTACAAAGATTTCACTTTCCGGTGGCATTTGTTTTCCATCTTTAATTTTTCTTTGAAATACTCTCGTATTAAAAGTTGCTCTAGATTCACCACTTGCTGCTGAAAGAACCTCTTTTGGAACAAGAGGAACCGTTCCGGTACCCCAATAATTTGGAGTTTTTTTCCCTGGTGTTCTTATAAATGCTTGAGGCATTGTAGGTGTTCCAGCAACAAATTTTGTTAATATTGTTTGATTGGCTGATTGTTGTGGAGACAATTTTGAAGGGTCGCTTATTGTGCGTACACCGGGTGCAATTTGTTTTGTTTGTTCTCTGAACCTTCGATTTAAACCCTTCAACGCTTCAATTGGTGCGCCAGATCGCAACCCTTTCATTAAATCTTGATATTCAGGCAATCCAGCAATTAATTCATGTGGTTCATCACCGGGATAAATTCTTCTTCCACGATCTGCGTCAACTTGTTTTGCATCAACTTCTTGAAAATCTCCATCGGGAGTCCAAAGATATGCATCTGTTCCGTGTTTGGCAACTGGTTTGTCTGCTTGTTTTTGTGCTATTTCAATAGATTTATCTACAACATCAGATTGAATCCCTGCGTGTTTTATTGCATTACTAAGATTGGAAATATTTGCAACAATTTGAGCAAATCTTTCACCTGATTCACCTCTAGTGACCTTCCCATCATTATCGGTTTCATTACCTCTCCTTAGAGCATCCAAAGCAGCTCGGAATGGTTCTGTAAAATCTCTTTGTTCACTCAAAATAGATAATCCTTCTAAATTAAACTCTTCCATAAAACTTTTTTCTTTGTACGGTACAAAGAAAATTTCACCACTTGATTCATCACGAACTGCCATTTTACCTTCTTTGTTTCTTCTTTGGAAACGCTGAAGATATCTTTTTGTTGGACTATCTGGCAAATGTCTCCATGTCTTTGATTGTTTAAATGCTTTAAATTCTTGAGATGGAACACTAAACATTTCAACATTGGCGAACATGTTAACCGGTTGACTTCTAGTAAGTATTTCACCTAAACGAGGATCATAACCAGATACATTTCCTTTATTTGCCTCTGGAGCCTCCGCTGGTGTGCCCAACTCTCCAGGATTCGAACCAGTTGACATAGCACCAGTACCAATATCTTCAAGCAACTCTATAAAACTTACAGTATTATCACTGTTTAATATTACATGTGCTTCAATAAGACATATTAATTGTTCTTGTGTTATTCCAATTTTTTCAATTTCTTCTGAAAATAATTGCATTATAGAAGAAACATTGGTGAGTCTACTTTTTGTTAATCCTGGTGGAAGATCTTCAAAGATTTTTTTTAACTTTATTACAAAATACTCAAAGTCATCTAAAGAACCTTCATTTGAAATTATATTTCCACTTTCATCAATTAAACCATTACTGTATGCACTCAATGCAGTATAAGGAGCACTTATAGCATTTGCAAACTTATAAAAATAGAATGAAGGTATATACTGAATATGGTTCATCTAAATTATTTAGTTTTTGAATACGGGGATCTGTATTAATTTTATGATATTGTGCTTCTGGTATATTAGTAATTTTATATTCTAAAAATACTAAAAAAGATTTTAGATAAGAATGCAATTTTGGCTCTAACTTAAAAAAAAGTATTCTCGCTGAATTTTCTTCACCAAAAACATTTTTTAAAATGATGATATGATTTAATATCAATCGTTCTCTTATGGATTTTATAGTTTTATATTTGTGAATTTTTTGAATTAATCTTTTAACGTATTTTACACGTTTTAAATCATCAATAAATTCTGTTTTCCCAGAACAATGAGAATTAAAATAATTCTTTTGACAGAAATTAATAAAATTAATCTCAGTTAAAGAATCTTTCTCCATATTTTTTTCAGTGCATACAACCACAATTTTCATCAGAACCCATATCTGGCACAATTACCATTTGAACTTTACGAAGAGAATTAGGTTGCTTTATTACAGTTGCTAATAGTTTTAATCCATGACCCATCTTTTCAGATATGCCATCACCTTGGCTAAAACCAGTTTTATTTACATCTTGATATGGATTTTGACCATATACTCCAATGTAAGGACTACCGTATTGATATAATTTATATGAATTTTCGCCGTCTTGTAGAGAAGACTTATATTCAAAATCTAAACCAAAGTGATTTAATTTTTCTTTTACTGTTGATAAGATGCTATCTGGATCAATATAATCTCTCTGACTTAATCCAAAAAGAAGTGCATTGATTGCATCAATTGATCGTGGAAGTTTAAGATTAAAAGTGCCCTTATCTGTTAAGGGACTTGGCATTCTTGGTGCTTGTGGATCACCGATGAATAAACCACCACCAAAGGTTTGCTCACCTGAATTTTCATTTATTGGTTCGATTTTTTTAAGTAATTGTTTGAATTTCATGGCTTCTCTTTTATTTAGATCAATTAAATTTTCTTTGTTTTATTAAATTAAACAAATCTGGATCGTATTTTTTATCTTTAAGGCTGTTGTAAATTTCTTCGGCAATGCTTTCAGACACTGCTTTCCATTTACCACCCTTACTCTTATAGCATTTAGCAGCCCATGCATTGGCATAAGCACTTGGATAAACATCAAATTTTTGTTTTGCTTGTGCGATACAGGAACTCCATTTTTTTGGATCTTTAGCTTTATTTTTCTTTCCTTCTTCCAAGCACTCTAGTTCCTCTTTTAACATAGAACTAACCGGCGTGGCACTCCATGTTTTGCAAGCCCAATATCTTGCTTTCCAACGAGGACCAGGGTTATCACAGTTATGACGGGCACGGAAGTTCTTTCTGCGTGCTGGGTCATCCCGCTTGATTTCCATGTTGGGATCACCGAAGTTTACCTTAACAACATTGCCCTTATCATTTTTTACATAAACTTTATACTTCTTAACATCACCGCGCATTATCTTGTTGAGTTTAACTTTTTTACCTTCAGATTCATATATTTCGATTTTATCACCAAATTCATTGAATGCTGCTTCTTCTAAATTATCTAAAAATCCCATAACAGTATCTTTAGAAAAGTTTTCAGTAATGAATTCTCCGTCTTCATTTGTCATTACAACTAGTAAATTATCATTAGACTCTTCTATATAATCGATATCAAATACTTCTCCAGATTCATTAATTATAAGATCACATGGAAGTAGTTCCCATGCTTCTATTGGAGTAAAATTCATTTGAAAAACATTTGAATGGCTTTCAACGATAAAGGTGTCATATGTTTCCTTTATATCAGTAACACCAGTCTTTACAAATACTGGCTTTTTTCCTTTTCCTTTTATAGATCCCTTTTTACCACGGCCTGCTTTCTTTTGAGCAGATCTCTTGCGACGAACAAATGATGCAATGCCACCCTTTCCTAGTTTATCGGCCTTCTGACGGCTTAGACAAGCGGAGTAGGCATCTCCCTCATCTGCATCACCACACTTACCAACACGCTCTCCCTTGGTATTATAACGATCCCAGCCGGGGCCACCACCAGCAGATTCCTTATTGAACCACTTACCTAAACCGGAGCGTTCAAAGACTTTTTCAACTAGTAATTTTGTCTTGCGGTTCATTACTTCCAATCCTTATCTTGTTTCTCGCCTTTTGAGTGGCCATTGTCTGATCTATTTTCCGATTTATTGCGAACTCGTAAATTATTTATGCCATTAGAACCACCATGTCTTAAGGCTTTTTTATGATCTATGTCTTTCCCATCACCTTTTTTAACACGGCCCTTTTTTATCATTTGCTCACGCGCTTTAGTTCTTTTGGCACGCTCTTTTCTTTGTTTTGGTTTGCCATGATAATTTCTATATTCCATGGCATAATTTCTTTTCTTTGCTTCTTGTAATTGTTTTTCTCTTTGATTTAAAACTGCCATCAACATTTCTGGAAAGGCAATGGCACGGGAAGAAACTTGATGAAAAATATTTTTTAAAGTGCCATTGTCTTCAGTTAATATCCCAGGTTGTACTAGTGCAGCAGCTTCAGCATCTGTTAATAACTTTGAATTCAATAATGAAGAAAGAATAAAATTATTTGTAAGAGATTCTGTTAAGAGATAATTTATAAACAAAACTGCATTTTCATTTACAAATGTTTTTAGTGTATCTGTTTTTTCAACTGGTATTTTTATTGTTTTACCATTGATTCTTACATAATTGTATTGTATAGTGTTTAGATCAGATGTTTTAAATCCTGGTATCAAACTTACATTTATATCAAAATCCATATTATTAGCAATATAGTCCATAGCAATTTGAACTGGATTTATATTGTCTTTTGATACGAATAAAGAATTTAAATCTAACTCTTGTTTTTGTTCTACAACAGTTGCAAATCTTCTAGTTATCTCTGATTGACTATCTTGCCTTTGTTTAATATTATCTTTTGATGTGATTGTAGAAGATGATTTAACAGAGACAGATGCTGATTTTGCAATTTCATCAAAATATTCGTCACTCATTGGAAATATTCCATTTTGTGTAACTAAGTGTGTTGGTGACTCTTCTGGCTTCTTCAACATATCACCACGATAATATGTTTTTAAAATATTTTTCACGAATACATCACTAAACTCAGAAATTTTATTTTGGGCATTTTTAAATAACGAAGGAGCAGATTTTGTTATCTCTTGTTGATAACCATCTAATGATGCCAATTTATTTACTTTTCCATTTTCATCAAATAGTTTACCGATTTCTCTTCCTTCACTATCTGTTAGACTTACATTTTCTAACTGAGAAGCCAATTGCGGGTTATTTTGAATGGCTGATATTGCTTCTTTAGAAAGCAACATAGTTGAAAACTTTGATCCAACCGTAGATATTGTTTGAGCAAACTTAGAAAATTTTGGATCTTTTTCTAAATTTGTGGTGGACAAAGCTGTAGCCAAAGAATTTTTAATTAATCCTCTAAAAGACTTACTGCTTTGATCAAATTTATCTGTGGTTAGGGAAAACTCACCACCAGCAGATATATTGAATTTATAGTTCCCACATTCCATATCCACGTTACCTTCCGCAAATATGGTCTTTGAACCACTTTCAACGCTTGCAACAAGATTTTGAATGCACGCTTCACCAATTTGTGAAAGAATTTTTTTGGCTTGTTCAAAGGCGTTTTTAGTGAAATCTAATGCATTTGGAGCAATTGCTGTATAAGATTCAAGTTCTTGTTCTCCAGCGCCAGCCTTTATCTTGGCCAAAAATATCAATGCATTCAATACTTGTTGATTATAAGATGCTGTAGATAGTGGATTGATTCCAAACTTATTGGCTAATGCCTCAAAGGTCATAGAATCAAAACTACTGTTTGTCGGTGGATTTCTTACCATTTTGAAATACTCTTGACGCATTTCAAATGGAATTTGATTTAATTGCTCAGGAGTCATCTGAGTCATCAACTCAAAGATATCTTGTTTAGATAATTTCTTTGCTTCTTTTTGCTGAGGTTTTCCCTCAGCCCCCTCGGATTCAGAATCTTGTGACTGTGTTACCTTTTTATCTGTTTCTTTTCCAGAAATTTTACCTTTATCGGTTTTCTTGGATTCTTTTTCTCTTACATTTCCAAACAAAAGTTTTGATGCACCTGTTTGTTCAAACTTTGGATCACCCGTCAATGCACGGGCTTCTTCCATAGTCATACTTTCATTTTTATTAATTTTTTGATGCTTACTCTTATCAAATGAATCCTTGAAGATAAGTTGAACTCTTCCAGATGGTGTTTTTACTGCGATTACTTCTTTAATGAGTTGGTCTTTTGACCTACGCTCTCTTGGAATTTGTCTAGCACGCTCTTTGCGCTTTCTTTCTGCATCTTTTTGCTTATCGGTGGCAGAAGAAGACTTTATCTTATCCTTTTCCATGGCTTCACCAGTAGTACGGAAAGAATCGGCTGTAGAACGCTTTTGTTCCAATAAATTTAGTAGATCTTTGAAGTTCATCTAAATTATTTATGATAATTTTAGGTCTCCAAAGGATTATACAATTTTAAATTTTTATAACTTTTTGCCTTCCCAGTTGCTACTTTATAAAGATTACTGCTGCACAACCCATTGTCCTTGCAAAATTGAAAAATATTATCTATGTAAAATACTTCTTTGGTCACTATATTTTGAAATGTAGCACCGTTATAAGATTTTATCTTTATTTTCTTTTTCTCTTTTTCTTTTATGTTGGAGCCCACCCCTTCCTTTACGGCTCGTATTTCTACAGCAGTCCAGCCTTTATATGTTTTTCTTTTTCCATTCAATAATTCACAAATTTTTACTGGAGTTAAACCATGCTTGTTTCCAAATTCAGTCATGCTTTCAAAAAATACTTTTTCTTGGGTATCTACCCTTTTTAGCCAATACCCATTTTTTTCAGTTACAGGAGATCTCCATTTCCAAGTTCTACCATCTCTGTAAAAAGATCCACCATGTTTTGAAATAAATTGATCTCTTAAAATTTTTGCCTTTGAATTATCATTCATCATTAACCAGATTCTTGAACCGGGTCTGTTAACTTCATCTGTTTCAGTTCTGATGTTATGAATTTCCATTGGATTCCTTATATTTTTTTATTATTTTATGCAATTCTTTTACATATCTAATTGGTTTATCTTCAAATACTTGTCTTATACCATCTTCACAAGCAATTAAAATTGCAAAATTATCTATTTTAATTCCAGTCCTCTCTTGAAACATTAATGAATATGCTGTTGCTTGTGTAAAATAATTGTCTACGTGGCTTTTTTTCTTTTCTTTGCTGCTGGCTTTAAAATCTATTATTGATAATTTACCATCGTATTCTGCAATACAATCAGTACGACCAGCAAGCCCAACAGTTTTTGACCAAAGGGCTGTTTCTAATGCTAGAATGTTATCAATTTTATCAAGTTCTGGTTTTAATAATAAAAATAAAGCCTTATTTCCTGGTAACATATTCTCTAAGTCTATCGGTTCATTTCTCAAATAGGATTCAATCGTGCTATGAAATTTTGTACCACGAACTGTAACCCTTTTGCTTTCTTCTGGATTCTTTTCTCGCCATTCAGCAAAAAATTGTTTTTTCTCAAATCCAGTAACAGTTGTTACACTAGGAAATACACCACCGGGAGTAGAATAAAAACGTTTTCCGTCTACTTCTACTTCTTTAATTTCGGATTTTATATCGATGAATTTATGATTAAAAGTTTTAAATGTACACACTATAATATATTATATCACGCTAATTGATAATATCCACTAATTTGACCTAACTGGCCTCTTTTTAGTGCTGTTCTTAATTCTTCACTATCTGGAGCAAGTAAAGCCACTAAATCTTGTAAATCCGATGGTTGTTTCTTTTCTTGTTTTGTTGGTTCAATTTGGAATTTTCTTTTTGCCAAAGGTTCTCTAGGTATTTGTGGTATTTCTTTAGGGGGAAGATTTGGTGAACCTTTAAACGGAAAGAAAAGACTTGCAGCAGCAATTGCTGGAGTTATTTGATTGTATTGATCAATTTGCTTTTGTTGTTCTTTAGTAACCTCGGAATCTTGAGAAGTGTCAACTTGTTTTTCTTTTTCTGGTTCTTCAGAAGAAACTGGTTTTTCTTCTGAAGAAACTGGAACTGGAATTTGTGTGGTAGATTTTGCAGTGCTTTGTGTTTTGCTTACACCAGTTGTTGGTCTTGTTTCTGGAACACTTGGAACTTTAGTTGTTTCAATGGCTCTTGATGTTGAAGGTACTACTTCTACAACCGCAGGTGGTTGTGGAGGCGGAATCTCTACAGTTTTTGCTCCACCCGTTGTGGCCAATTCCACTGCAACACCTGCACCACTTGCTGCTTTTCTTAGTGTTTCGGGCATAGGTGCCTTTTTAGAAGTAAACCCATCAGAATATTCTACACTGTGAACTGGTTCAATAGGAAGTGTTCTTGCGCCATATCCTGCGTGTCGTACAGATTCGTCATAAACTTTTGAAAGTTCGGCTATTTCTTCATCAGTTAATTTCTTACGCACTTCTTTTTGAACTGCTTGAATATATTCGGCTCTATTTGAATATTGATATGGCTGGAGAACAATCACAGGTCTCATTACAATTTCTGGTTGTTTTGGTTGTGTTATTTCAAGAGGAACTACTGGTATTCCAGATCTCCTAAATGTTTCTCTGGCTTGACCAATAGATGGTTCTTGGGGAGCCCAGCCCGCTTCTCTTTGAGTTTGATAATATTTGTCTACAACTCCCTTTATAAAGGGGCTTTCAGATGAAGCGATTCTTTCTCCTACTTCACCACCTATTGCTCTTCCTACTTTTCTTTGTTTTGCTTTGGAGATTATATCTTTTTCTGCAGCGTTTCCAAATTTTTCAATTCTTCTTATTTCTTTATCAGTTAAACCATATGGTGATACCCGTGTAGGCTTTCCATCAACACCTCTTACCGTAGTCCCAGGCATACCTTGTCTCGGTGGTGAAGTCAAACGCATTTCTGCTTGAACTAATTCCCACGGGGTAAGAGGTGGTAATTCAGAAACTCCTTTGCTTGCATCCCATAATACATCAGCAAATTCTTTTGGTGGTTTTGGTTCGGGAATTTTAAAAGCAACATCTGGTGGTTGTTGGGCTGCTTGCATTCTTTGTCTAAGATTTGCAAGCACTGATGGAGAAGCGGCTGCTTCTGGTGCAGCAACAGGTCTTGCTCTAACATTCTTTGCTGCACCGGGTTTAAAAGATGCTCTTCCACCCTTGGTTCCTAGAGGTAACACGCCTAGTCCAACATCAACTGCTGCTGCTCCATAGTTACCAGATTGGGCTTGTTGATATGCACTATATGTACCAGCACCAGCAGCCCCTGCTATTATAAAGGGAATAGATGGTGGAAATGCTATACCAAGTAACGTGGCAAGAGCTGCCATTTTGTATGTTTCAGGATCAGTTCCAATTTCTTTTAATCTCTCTAAAGCCTGTCCTCCAAATTCACCAACAGCTTTATATCTTGGGTATTGCTCCAAGAATGGATCTTCTTGCTCTTTTCTTTTTTCCAAGAGCACCTTATTTTCATATCTTTGTTTTAAGATATGTTGAAGTGTTGGAGGCAAATTACTCATATCATTTAATTCTAAAAGGATTTAGATTTATATTTGCACTTGTTTTGAATGATTGTGGTTTTTGTCTATTTAAACTATTTTGATATTTTTGAATAGTTTCATTTACAGAATTTTTTAATTGTGAGGAACTATTTACCATATCATTGACTGGCGCTGAAACTGATGGAATATTTGATGTCACTTCTTTAATTGTATTTTGTAGTTTATTGGGTGCTGGTGTTACAGGATTTGTCTTTTTTTGCATAAAATCCTTGACTTCCCAATAAAATTGTCTATCTTGTTTATTATCCATGGCTTTAAAATATTTAGATTTTCATAAATACTTAAAAGGTATGACTAAGCAGGTCCTCTTGCTCAATCAAGACAATACACCGCTCAATATTATTACCGTTGGAAAAGCATTTAAACTTATTTCAAAAGATAAAGTATGGGTTGACGAACAAACTCCCGAATACTATGAAGTTGTTTCAGTTTCTAAAATTGTTAAAATTCCAAAGGTATTAATTTTAAAATACTACGTCAAACTTCCTTTTAAACGAGTAGTTCCAAATAGAAAAAATGTATTCCGCAGAGACAATTATACATGTCAATACTGCGGAATAGATCTTTGTGATAAAACAGCAACTGTAGATCATATCGTTCCCAAGTCAAAAGGCGGTGGATCTACTTGGGTCAATATGGTAACTTCCTGCAAAGATTGTAATCTTGCAAAAGGAAATAAGACACCCAAAGAAGCAAAAATGCCTCTTAAAAATAAACCAAAGGAACCATCCTATGGGTTCTTGTTTGATCACATGCTAATTACTTTTAGGAAGAAATAATATGCCAAACTATGCTTTTAAGTGTGAAAAATGTGATCATGAATTTGAATTGTTTTTAAAAATGTCTGAAAGTGATGCCCCCATCAAACAAAAATGCCCTTCTTGTGGAAAGAAAAAAGTTGTAAAAAATTGGGAAGGACAAAGAAATTCCATTGCATATGATATGGCTTTAACTCCAACAAAAGTGTGTGGAAGTGCTTGGAATGAAGTAGTTGATAGAATTAAAAATAATGGGATGGTCCCAAAAAGATATCATGATAGATTAGACAGTGCGGGCAAAGGTATAGGAAGATTTGTAAGATAAATATTATTATGAACTATAAACTTCAGAAAATTTTGCTTGCAGATTGCACTGTTTACAATATTTTATTTGAAAACAAAATTTTGGGTCATGTTATTGTTAAAAATGATAATATGACTCTTATTCAGACCGATGATTTAAATATCGTTGCTTTAGCAGAATCTTTTGGTTTCTCGGGTAAAGCATATATGGCGGATGAAAATGGTTATCATCTTGTTGTATTGGAAGAAACAAAAGAACTAAAACCAATTTATGAATATAAAGTTATTAATTTGCAAGATCAGTTTTTAACTGAAGAAGTGATTTGAGAATATAATAACTGTCTACAATATCCGTTATCGGATTTGACAAAGTTCTTTGATTAAAAGTAAACGCTAAATTTGTTCCAGTCTCCTCAGAGAAGGCTTTATACATTGCCACTTTATCGGCGTTTCCTTTGCCTGTGGCGAGTTTCTTTGCCTTAGACGGCTCTATGACCGTTACGGGAATCCCGGCCTTATACAGCTTATGCTTGAAGATTCCCATGTTCTCTGCCAAATTGAACACACGGCCTTTAGATCCGTAGGAATAGCCTTCTACGGCTACATCCGAGGCTCCTATGCATAACTTACTTGACCAATCTGAGATCGTATCAAACCGATCCACATCCATCACATATTCTTGAAAACTTTCACCATTAATGTTTGGTAAAATTTTATCTGCAAATTTTTTAACTGTTGTCAAATAATAGAACGAACAATTTTCAAATTTAAATTCTTTACGCTCATCATAGAGACATAGGCAGGGGCAAGTTATTGAGTAGTCAACACCTACGAGCATATAGAACATAGATATTTATACCTCGCACAGGGGAGTGTTTCTTGGTTCTCTGTCAAGCGTACTTCGAACACTTGAGAAAAAACGCGAGCCCCATCTCCCCCGGCAAAATTATTTATAACAAAAATTCTCCTTTTTGGGGAGAATTTTGTTTTTTAAACTCCTCGGGTTGGGATCGAACCAACGACATCAAAATTAACAGTTTTGCGCTACTACCAGCTGAGCTACCGAGGATTACATATTAAACTATCTGACAACCTCCTGCAGAACATGCAAATTCCTTTGCTGCTTCTGTATTGTCTTGTGACTCGTATTGTGACAACTCCTTGAAGTTAACCTTGATCTTTGGGTGTTCATTATAAGTTGCAGCGTCAATCTGCTCAAACGGAGCCTGAGCATATGTATGATTGTCACCACCTGGCAAGAAGGAGATTCCCGTTGCAACATCAAAGTTTTCCCATAACCATTGACCAACTTCAAGGAATTCGCTGTCACGGTAGTTTACGGTTACAGAGGGCTTGTGTTGGCAATAATGTTCTTGGTATGTCTTCCAAAGATCCAAGTGATCAAGTGCACGCAGATCTTCAGTAGTTACTGTGCCACGCGGAGCCTTCATTGCAAACGTAAAGACAGCAGTGTTGTTTGGATTGATTACATCGTCTTCACAAGGAACTCCTTGATCTTTCATGAGTTGATAGATTGGATCTTTCTTGTCAATACGAACTCTGCGATAATAATAATCTGCATATCTTGGGTGTAGACCTGATGCAGAATCTACCAAGCAAGAAGTAGTTCCCTCTGGCTTGACGCATGTGATGGACTTGCTTGGATTGATACCCAACTTCTCTGCCCATTGCATATTAGTTGCCGTTGCATGATCACGAAGACTTTCAAGCAAACGAATAAGTTTTGGCTTGCCCTCAAGACCACTGGTTAACTTGTTGTCATATATACCCGTCATGCTAACACCAAGAAGTCTCTCGTCCTCACAGTTCTTCTTCCACTCTGGACGAAGATACGGGAATTTAGTAAATGTAGATTGAACGGTGCCAATGATTGTGGCCATCTCAATCTTCTTCTTGAGTGTTGCAGCAGTATCATCAGGTCGAACAACAACAGTTGAAAGATTGCAGAACTCAAACGGTTTCAAGATGATCTCTGAGCATGGATTCGTTCCGTACTCAGCATCGATATCCCGGCCCCATTTGGCTGCTTGCTCTTGGAGAGCTTTACGATTGATCATTCCACGCTCACCACTATGGCTGTTGTATAGTGAAGTCCATTCCTCAAGGAATTGGCCCATCGGTGGGCGACCACGGTAAACAGCAGAGTTGTTTGCGTAGGAACGGAAGCCTGCTTGCTCCCACCACGCACCGCTCTTACATAGAGCCATCTCACGATCAGAGAGATCGCTGAGTGAAATCATGGCAGAACGACGAACACCACCTACAATAACAGCGTTTGCAATAGCACAGCAAACATCGTGGCACTCAAGAGCAGTTAACTTACGACCTTGTGCGCTATAGAAAACCTTTACGATTAACTTAAAGAGATTATCAAGAGGAGCAGGACCACTAGCCCTACCGCCAAAAGTCTTAAGTCTAGCTCCAGCGGGTCTGATCCCGGACACATCCCATTTAACGTGACGACCCGAATACAGATGTCGTAGAATTTCTTTAAGAGCGTTTCCCCAACCTTCTTTAGAGTCTTCAACTTTGACAACAACATTAAAATCCTTTTCTATTTTATTAGCGACAGTTGGAAGTTTATCAGTGTACTGACGCTCAACACTGTAACCGACTCCTGTTCCATTCATTAGAATTACAAACAGTTCTGCAAATGATTCAACAGAATCAATTGGCAAGTATGAACAGTTGTACAAACAAGTATTGTCATGATCTAGTGCAGGTCCAGCAGTCATCAAACTTCTCATTGAAGGAAGAACTTCAAGATTAATAATTGCCTTCTTAATGTCTGGACGATCTGCAAGTGCGGGAACTTTGTCCGTGAAATAATTCCACCATCTTTCTACACACTCATCCCAAGTTTCACGACGACCATCTGATGGAAGCCAACGTGAATAGCGCGAGATGAAAATAAACGATTGGAATGGTGATAAAATTTCTGGCATAATGGGCCTTTCTATGGTGGTGTCTTTATTTAGTTGTTAGAGTTTGCCACGAAACTGGGAAAAGTGGAGCAATTATTTTACCAATTGCTTTGGCATATTCCTGAATTTCCCATTGTGCGTGGGCATCGATTCTCAAATTATAAATACGGGCAAATGCATAGAGAGAACCAGTCCACACAAATTCCGTGTAAGTTCCTTGCGGTAAAATTGATCTCGCTTGCTCAGGTGCAACACCATCAGCAAGAAGATCATTGTAAAGTTTTACACAATCCTTTGCAACAGAATCATATTCTTGTCTCAACTTAATACAGAGATCCATATCTTCAATTCTTCCGCTGCTTCCCTGCTTTGCACCATTGATTGGTGCCGACCTCCAAAGAGGAATGTAAATTTCGGGATCAAATGTTACATATCTTCTGCTCACCTCATTCATAGTAAGACCAATCTGATGCTTACCAAGTTGAGCACGAACAAAAATTGGACATTTAACTCTGAGTGTTACAACTGCATGACAAAATGGAGTAAAGTGATCATGCTTAGAAAGATAATTAATAAGTTTAGCATCTCGTTCTGCAAGAGTACCATCTTCATTCAATTGACTTGTCTTGTTGAAAGAAACGCGGGCAGCATCACAAACAGAAAGATCTGTGCCCATACAATCAACTAGTTGTACATGACCATAATCAAGAACTTTAACTTCAGTCAGCTCCGGACTTGTTTCCATCATTTTTGTCATTAGTATCTTCATCCTTATCTACAAGTTCAACAGTAACACCAGGGATCTTTGTAAAGTCAGCAGCATATTCTCTAGCCTTTGACCATAGAACAAAATCCATTTCCTTTACATATTCAGAAAATCTCTGAACAAACATGAGATAGGCTTCGCTTGCCTTTAAAATCTCATCTTCAGTCATGTCTTCATCATCATCATGTTCCATATTAAACTTTCTTCCAATAAGTGTACTTCATCTTTGCTACAAGTCCAGAATAAACATTATTAATTATTAGTTTCATGGTAGTGTTGATTCCATAAGCCAATACCATGTCGTTTATGTCTTTCTTGTCGATCTCTGATGGCCAGATTACTACGTTTCTTCCAGCCTCTACATATTTTCCAATCAGCGCAACAATCTCGGCATTTCTTGGTTCATTGTCAAATATAAAAATAACTTTAGACTTCTTTAATTTATCCGGTAACTCAGCCAACCATCCAGCGCCCTGCATTGCCACACCATTTGGTATAAACATTGAATCGATAGGACCTTCAGTTACATATACCGTGTCGTGTGGCTCTATCTTATCTAGGTTGTACCAAAGTCTCTCTTCTCCTTCGCGCTTCAGCGTGATATAACGAATCGCTTTGCCAGTTGGGTCAAGAGAGCGACCCTGAACTCCAATAAGCTCCCCAGAATCGTTATAGAATGGTATGACCAATCGGGGCTCTTTGGTCCCTTCACGATTAAAGGAGTGCATGATCTTTCCAAAGTCAGTGCAATAATAAAAGTTACAATATTTTTCTTTAGGTATTTCACGGGACTTGACATATTTTATCGCCGTATGGTCTGCATTGAGTAGGTCAAGCCTCGTTCCGAGATTAGTAAACACTTGTTGGCGGGGAGCATCTTGTTTTTTCTCAACTGGTTTCGGATTCGCATCTTTAAATTTTTCAAACGCATATTCTTTTGCGAGTGATGGGCTAATATTTTCAAGTACAGAATATAGGTTGCAAGAAAAACCGCAATTATGGCATTTGTAAACATAATGGCCTTTGTGCTCAAAGAAGTATCCCCTTGTCTTGGACTTATTCTTCTGTGAGTCGCCACACTTGAAACATCTACATGTGGCTAGTGTATCTTTCTTCCACTTAAACTTCTCAAGTGAACCAGATACCAAATTTACAAACTTCTTATCAATATATAGCGTCATTTGGCTTCTTCAAAAGTCCAATTGATTGCTTTATTCTTTTTCTTTCCAAATTGAGGATTGAACGTGCTGGCATCTGATCCAGATCCATAACCCTCTTCATCGGTGTTGTTAGAGTTTACAAGATTGGAATTCGTGTTGTCAACATCATAGAATTTCATCTTGGACTTATTAACTCCAACTAAGAACTTCCTGTTCTTGGTAGTGTCATTACCACGATTCTTCAACTGCTTCACCATGAGTTGCCCAGACTCGGCAAGTTCTTCGTTCTCAATAAGAGCAAAGAAGAAGTCCGCAGTCTGTGGCAACCCAAAGCTCTCTGATGTGTCAGTCATTTCCATGTCGCTGCTCTTGGCACCTTCACGGTTGACCTGAGTGGCAGTCCAAAGAGGAATATTAAACTGCTTGGCCATACCACGTAGTTCCTCAGCAATTCCCTTGACATAGGTGTAACTGTTCATACCATTACCAAGTTTAAACCTGGCGCAGGAGCAGATGTTTAGATAATCTACAAAGATCACATCTGGAACAAACTTCTTCTTGATCTTAAGTTCTTCCATAAGATTGCGGAAGTGGGTTACATTTGCAGCGGCTGTAGGATACTCTTTGATGATAAGTTTGCCACGGCAAGTTCTCTTGAGATTTTCCACCTTTGATTCATACTGAGTCAATGGCATAGTCTCAAGGTGATGCATGTCTGTGTCAAGAAGATTGGCATCGATACGTTTTGCAATTTCTTCTTCTGCCATCTCAAGTGTGATGTAAAGAACATTCAGGTTTTGTGACAAGCACGCTGCCGCATGATGGCACAGAAAGGCACTCTTGCCTACACCGGATGCTGCCATTACTACATTGAGAGTTTTCTTGCGCGTACCACCACGGGTGATCTTGTTAAACATCTCAAGATCAAATGGAACCTTCTCCTCTACTCTGTGATAATACTCATATCGCTCATCAACATCTTCCAAAAAGTCATGGCCAACTCTAGTATCAAAAGAAACAGAAAGAGCCTTTGACATGATATCAGGAATAGCATTCTGAGTCTTTTCCTTGTCTTTGCCCTCAATAATTCCAATGGATGCCATGATACCATTGTAGATTGCCTTTTCCTTGCAGAACTTTTCTGTCTGTTCAACTAGCCAGACTGTATCAGACTTCTCACCTTCTTTGTACATCTCATCAGCAATAGATGTGCACTTCTTAAATTCAACTTCACTGAGTGCTTTCTCGTCGCCAAGCGAAATGAGTACAGCATCCTTTGTAGGAATGCTGTTGTACTTTAAAATAAATTTGCCAACGATACCGAACACAGTCTTTTCAGACTTGTCGTGAAAATATTCCTCTTGGAGGAACGGGACAACTTTGCGAGCATAGTCCTCATTGAGGACCAAGTTCTTTAGAATTACTGATTCCATGTTTTAATTATGTCTTGGTTTTTTAAGAAGTCCAGTATCAATCCGTATGAACATCATCTTCAAGATCGACTGCTTCTTCAAGTTCTCGCTCTGACTGCTCTTCTATGATCTTAACAAAAATTTCACCAACTGCATTTGTAAATTCTGGTGTATCTTTATTAAAGTTTTTAGGACCCTTCACAATTTCAAGCTCCATAGTAACCTTTACATTGTCATTGTCGTGTTCTGAAACATTAATTGTTCCATAACGAAAAACAATTCCTGCAAATTCTCCATCCACAATTTCTATTGGGCATGTTTTGTTTGTGTCTGTGTCTGATTCTGGTGTGTAACGATAATTAGGAACCTTGTCCATATTTGAAGTCCTTTTGAATCTCTGCGTCCAATCTATCTAGGATTTCCTTAGTATAATACTTCTCTGGGTCTTCGTCAATATTTTTTTCAAATGCTTTTGTTCCATCCGGCAATTCAATTCGTGTTGATACCTTTTTAAAAATACCATACTTGATTGCCAAATCGGTTAGGCCATAGTATCTGCTTAGACCAGAAGTGTAGTTTAGACGCGTCTCTACATTCATGTTCTCCTTAACAAACCTGTTCTTATAGTTTGTGCACTTGATGAAGATTCCAACAACACCCTCATCAGTCTTGTCTTTGCTCTTTGAGAGCGTTAGGATGTTGCTTGCTGCATACTTCAAACCAATACCACCACCAAGTTCCTTGGTTGGAACATACGCACCGATGACTTGGTATGTGTGATTAGTCATCAACATGGGAATCTTGGCTTTCCCTAGTTTTAGAGTTAGCACACGGAATGTTGCCTTGGTCTGCTGTGCCTTGGTCATGTCACGGACATTCTTGCCTTCAGCAGAGTCATTCATTTCTTTCTCTGTAGACAACATACCAAGAGAATCAAGAACAAATAAAACTGGCTTGCGCTCATCTTCAGGTTGCTCTAGAATGTCATTCACAATCTTTAGAGATTGTGTCTTGAATTCCTCAATGGTTGCCACAGGAACAACGGCTACTCTTTCGGTGTCAATACCACGCTGCTTGAACATATCAGTCGTTACAGCCTGCTCAGTGTCGAAGTAAACCACAACACCATCTTTATTGTCCTTTAAGAACTGTGACGCAATACCAATCGCATAAAAGGTTTTACCAGTAGCAGGGTCACCAGCCAAGCATGATATTTTATTGTTTGGTAGTCCACCATAAATGGTTCCAGAAAGAAGTGCGTTTAATACATAAGATCCGGTGTCAATAAAACCAGTGACATCAGATCCATCCAGTCCCTCTTCAACAATTTTTGCGTCAGGGTTATTTATTTTTCCGATTAGACTTTTTAGATACTTTGACATTATTTTCCTTTACATATAAAATACAACCAGCGACACCTTCGGGAGTGTCATGAAGAACCTTGATGGATTCGATGATTACATCATCTTTAACATCAAGTAGTCGGTCACCAACGATAAAGCATGGCCCACCTTCAAAATCGAATAGACCATCGCCAAAGCGAGAATACAAAGACCTACCTTCGACTTTGTAAGATCCGTCTTCAAGAAGTGTGATAATTCTTTCATCACCATATCTAGATTTAATTTTCTTTACCATATCTTAACAATATACCTCAAACAAAGAACTCTTCAAGTGTTACTTCTTTATTTAATTTCCAATTAATGGATTCCAAAATATTATCAAGTGGCTCCTTGAATGTTTTGTCAAACTGTAGCTCTCTGTCAACATACTTTTCAAGATTGAATTCCTTTGGTGGAGAATTTATAAAGCCAATCACATTTTCCTTTCCCATTGTTCCATAAGGATTTGGAACCTTTAAGAAAACAAATTTAATCTTGTCGTTCTCTTTCACTTCAGGATATTGCTTATCAATCTCAATCTTCTTTATGTATGCATTGTGTAACAATGCAGCCTTGGTAGCGATTGGTGTACCTGACTTGTAGACTTTGGTTCTATCTTCATACTTCTTGATACCCTTGACTCCCCGAGGAGATGCAATCGTAGACAAAGGTAGATTCATAAATTCATCATGGAATTCATTCACATACTCTCGCAACTCCTCGGGGGTTTTGGTCAAGATAATCTTGATGCAATCTTTCAGTTTATTACGGACAACGAGTGGGGTGCTGCTCCGTGCAGTTTCCAGACCCATGATCTTTAGTTTGGGTTCTTCAAAGCGAACACCCTCTAGATCTTGAACAAGCAGTGCATATCTCTTCTTGGCGATAAAGATTGCTGCCGAAGCAATGGCTTCACGCTTGAAGAAGATTTTATTTTCACTGCAGTTTAAAGTCTTTGTAAGAAGGTTCATTTCCTTCGTTAGTTCGACTTGGATGTTTTGTTCGCAGATTTTATCAACAAAATCTGTGATGTTTGGGATCTTGGTCTTGCTTGAAATTTGTGTGACAATATCTTCCAGATTGATGTACACAGAATCCGTATCCACCGCGAGAACAAAGTCTTTACTTTCATTCTTTGTTAATTTCCTGATGTATGAATTCATTGCATTCTCTGCAGAACGAATGATAACTTGACCAGTCACCGTGACTGCGGTGGCCAATTCGGGAGAAGAGTAAATGAATGCTGGATTACCAAGGCACCCATATAAACTGTTGGCCAAAATCTTCTTAACTGATTGACGAATCTTCAAGGCAGCAATTCGTGGAAGAAGATCTTTGTTCTTTGTTTGCTCATATTCCTTCTCCAAATCCAACATCTTGGACTTTGCTTCTTTTCTTTGATTGAAAGTTATTTCAATCAATATGGGAATAAATCCTTTGGAGTTGTTGCTAAAGACAGAACCATTGCAGGCCAAGCATCCGTTCTGTTTCATTGCATCTTCAATTAGAGATGGAATTTCTTTTCTCTTGCTACGCAAGAAGTCGTCTGCATTGAGAGACGAATCCTTGCTGATGCAGGTTTCTGGAGAAATGTTCCAACCCATTATGATGCTCGGATACAGACTTGTGGCATCAAAGCTGACAACATTCTTGTAAAGACCTGGCGTGATCTCTTTCACATACGCACCGACAAATTGTTCATCCTTGGCGTATGTAGTCTGAATAGGCGGAATAATATTACGCTGCAATAGGTAATCGCAGCAGATGGTTCCCCAAATGCGAGTAGCAAAGAAGACAACATCAAATGGAATCTTGGCTTCATAGGCAATAGACACCGCCAAGTCAATGAGACGAAGTTTATTGTCCAGTTTCTCAACTAGTTCAACGTCTTGGATGTTATACTCTGCAAATCGTTGAAAGTCTTTAGTATAGAATTCCTTCAGTGATCCATACTCAGCATAGTCCAACTTCTGCTCGTCAAGTTCTGCTTTGGCAATGAAGTTTAGAGCATAACTCTCTTGGCTGGTTCCTGAGAACTTCTTGTATAGATCCATGTAGTCTAGGATGGTGTATCCGGGGAACTCAAACAAGCGATAATCCACACCACCGATGTTTGTCTCCCGCTCCTTCATCAGATTGAAGGGCATCCATGACTGAATCTCCTCGTCTTCAAAGAAGAGTTTGGCTCTTCCAATGATGTAGGGGATATCGAACAACTTGACATTCCAGCCGGTTATGACATCAATATCCTTCTTTCGAAGAAGTTCAAAAAACTTCTGGATTAGATCCTTCTCGCAACTTGCAAGAATAAGTTTACAGTTGGGGATATTAATCTGCTTGCATGTGATAGCATAGTTAACACCACAGATGCGAACACCTATGATATTAATCTTTTCATTTGGATTCCGAAGATCCGGGAATCCCGATTCGCACTCGCTTTCAATATCAAAATAGGCTATTTTGATTTGGGAAAGATCGTATAATACCTCACCCTCATAAGTCTCCAAGAGATATTGAGTGACGAAATCAGTATTTCCATAAATTGGCGAATCTTGTAGGCTAGCATATTGTTTCAAGAACTCCCTGCAATCGTATAAACTATCAAATATCATCTTCTTCACCGGAACTCCGGTGAGAGTCTTATACTTGGTGTTTGCATCACTCTGAATAAAGAGTGATGGTTTAAAAGAGACGGTATCCGTAAATCGGACACCATTCTTATAACCACGAACAAGTATTTTGTTCCCCTTGATACCGCAGGCAGTATAAAATTTCATTTTGCTTTGTTTGTTTCTCTATCCTTCAGGAGGCCAGCAAGTATGACACTATAGTTGATCATGTCAACAATTGCATCATAAACACTCTCGTTTTCAAGAGAGAGTTGACCTCTATTGAGGAAGGTAGATATTCTAGACATCTTATCTGTCATTCGAATTAGCACGCCCATCTCAGCCGTGCTAAATCCTAAAAATTCAGCTCTACGAAAATTCATGAAAGGATCTTCACTACATGCGTAGTCTGCATTCTTTTTCTTCATCAATTCCTTGGCACCCGTGCAAATTTCTTCATGTAATTTAAAAAGTTCTTCTCTCGTCATAACTGTGAATATAGCCCATCTTTATGCGCTGTCAAGAATATAAATATTAAAGTCCCTATCGGAGTTTCATTAAGATGTACCTCATTTCCCTAATAGACCCCACAAAATTCCTTGAAGCCACCACATTAATAGTCGCAGGAACCCTCGGAGTAATTTGGGGAATCATAAAATTTTGGAAAACAAAAAAAAATGATGACAACTTTATTGAAATACATACAGAAATTCATGAACTTCTTACAGAACTTAGAATTGTCGCAAAGGCAATGAGAGCCAGCATAATTCAGTTCCACAATGGTGAGTATACAATGGATGGAATTTCCATGCGTAAATTCTCGGTAACTCACGAATCGACATACAAGGGATATACATCACAGGTAATGAAACTCAAGGGAAATCTCTGTTCGATGTATATTCCCTTATTGACTAAAGTTATTGAAAATAAAAATACAATTCATCACACTAATTTGCTTCCCCACAGTTATGTAAAAGGGTTTTTTGAAGATGAGAATGTCTCCCAATATGCATGTTTACCATTAAAGAATAAGGGTGCAAACGTAGGTTTTATCTTGCTTCAATGGCATCACGATTTTGAAATACCAAGTGAAGCACAAGAAGAGGCCATGAAAAATTTTGAACATATTCGTGATTCAATAGAAATGCAACTTTCACAACAAAAGAATTGAGGAATTTATGCCAACAGAATTGATATCATTATTGGGTGGAGGTGTCACAGGATTCCTGTTCCGCTATTGGGCTCAACAAGCCCAAGATCGCAAGGAAATGTTTGAGATGGCAATGGGAGCCAATAAACAAACTACAGATAATCAAAATAAGGCTGTTCAGAGAGTGCCAATTGATGTTGGTAAGGGTGTGAGACAACTTATTGTTTTGGCCTGCTTGTTTGCTGTTGTAGCAGCACCATTTGTTCTTCCATTCTTTGGAATCTCAACTTTTGCTGAATTTACACAAGAACAACCTTCAAGCTTCTTTGGACTAATTCCTGAAACAACTAGAAAATATTTTGTAGAAATCCCAGGATACTTGTTTGCAGAAGAAAACAGACAAGTTCTATTGGCAGTGGTTGGATTCTACTTCGGGACAGCCGCAGGAGGAAATAAGTCATGAAATATCTTCTCTCACTTCTATTACTGGCCTCTTGCACAACTCCACAAATTATTTCTCCTTTGGACAAAAAGGGAAATCCAATTCACAGCGTTCTTAAGGAACCATTCTTTGGTAGCCCAAGTCAGGCTTCTGAATGGACATTTTGGTATGTTCTAATTTGTGTATTTACACTTTGGCTAGTATGGAAAGAATTTAAATCTGTTAAATGGCCAAAGAAAAAATCAGAACCTGCCAGTGCTACCAAACCCACCGACACGGTTTGATTTCTGAGTAGGCTTTTCCCAAGTTTCTTCAATTGAAACTTGTTCATAGCGAATTAGTTCACCTTGGGCAAGTCTATCACCATGGTAAATTTTCATAACATCATCTGATGTGTTAAGAATTATCAATTGGGTTTCGTTGACATAATCTTCATCAATAACCCCTTCGCAATTAGCAAGCACCAGACCGTACTTTAAAGCCATTCCAGACCGGGGGTGAAGACGAAGTGTGTAGCCTTCAGGAATATCAAAGATAAGCCCAGTGCGGATCATAGCCCGTTCATTGGGGCATATACTGATATAGGTCTTACCAGTTTCCCCATCGTGGTCTGTGGGAAATTCTTTTGAAAATTTTCCGGACCAAATTATAACTTTTGAATTTTCTGGAATGTATGCTGCTAAATCAAAACATGCAGCTTTACGAGTTTGATAATTTGGAATCTGTGCGTCTGGTTCTACTTTATATACTTTGAGCATACAAATAAAATACTTCAATAACTAAAGAAGTCAAATATCACCGCTAACACTAAATATATTAGTTGCAATTTGTATTATTTTTGCTCTTTCGCCACCAAAACTTGAATCTGTTAATTCTGGATTGTTTCCTGATTTTGATTCTATTGTAGTTCCACTTTCAAAAATTCTTATTCTGGTACCATTAGATGCTGGCCTTCTTATCATATCACAATTAAATCCGTTAGGTAACCCTGTTGGAAGATATATGAAAACCGTTGCGGTATTTCCCATCAAGAAAATTTTACCATTATCAGCAGCAGCCAATGTAAACCCTGCTGTCTTTGTTTCAAATACTGAAGAAGTGGTTGTATATCTGTTTGCTGTAACTAAAGAACTTAATGTAATTCCACCAGATGCGCTGATTCCATTTGGAGAATTTATTAAAGAATTTATAGTAGTACTAGTTCCACTTGTGTTTATTATAAAATTTCCACTTGAATCTACGTCTAATCCAACATTTGCTGCAGTTGAACCAGCCATACCAGCATCTTTGTCATTGAAAACCAAACTTATGTTCTTTCCTGTTTTGCTGTTCACTTCCATTGCATAAGTGATGCCTACAGCAAAAGATGAGGATGGGGTTCTATTTACTAAAAAATTACCTTCTGTGACACCAGTAGTATCCCCGAAATATAATGCTTTTCTAGCATTATCTAAAACTAATTGTTGTCCATTAGACTGTTTTGGTACCGAATTATCACCGACCTGAAATGTTGTGGATCTAATAGCAAGAGAAGTTGTTGCAGTATTTCCAAAAGAAATTGAAGAGTTTGAAATAACCGCTGCTGCAGTTGTTGTATTATTGTCTGAAGCAGCATAAATACTCAGAGATCCTGCAGAATTTTCAATGTAAGTATTGTTGCCTGATGTGCTCATTCCAAGCCGTATTCCACCAATTCTGCTATTTGCTCCAGTTGTTGCTCTAGCAATTCTCAATCCAGCGCCATCCGTACTTGCAATTATGTTTACTGTATTTGTCGTAGAGCTAAAAGTGGAGCCACCAGATGCGCTGATTCCATTTGTAAAACTTTGAAGAGGTCCAAAGGTATTGGCGTTTCCTGTTGTTACGCCAGTTACTTGTCCTGTAAGTCCATTAAATCTTGTTACTACATCGTTTGTAAGTGCAAGAGTTCCACTTGTTGATGGGAGTGAAAGCGTGTTTCCTGATCCAAATCCTACTTGTAATAAAGTATTGTAGGATGTTGAAAGCATGCTATTATAACCCAAGAATCTTATACCAGTTTGATAATCAACTGATGACTTATTGGCTAAACCTGTATCTATTGTAACTGTGGATGTGGTTGGGGCTATTGTAATGTTTCCACCGCTTGAGCCGATATCAAATTCATTTGCATCACCAGAACCAATTCCAAATGAAACTTGATTTCTTATTTTAAAACTTGCCCCTCTAATGCCTTGCTGACTAATATGGGTTCTTGTTCCTGCTGTGTTTGTAAGAGTTATTCCGGATGCAACACACATACCACCTAAGAAGTTTACAATTCCTGCGAATGTTCCACCAGCAGCAGAAACTCCACCATTTGTTGAGAGCGTTCCAAATACTCTTGTGGAAGTTGTTGAGGAATTTCCGATGACTGTGGTGTTGGAACCGTCTCCTAAACCATCTACTCCAGAAATTACTATTTGATTTGTTTCACTATTGGCTGATGCGCGAGACCCATTTCCAATGAAAACGCTATTACTTGCAACAGTAAGAGTATCTGTTCCAGCGCCTCTATATCTACCTGCATTTAAACCAACAGCAACATTATTGTCTCCAGTAGTGGTATTTACTAATGCAGTAGTTCCAACAACGGTGTTACTGTTTCCTGAAGTTAAAGCTCCTCCAGCATAAGAACCAATAGTAACATTTTGACTTCCAGTGCCAGTTAGATTTGAGGCATATCCAATTGAAACATTATCATTTCCACTTACGCAATTTCTCAAAGCCTGTTGACCGATAGCAATTGAATTTAATCCAGTTTGCATATCTCTTGCAGCAAAAGATCCAATTGCTACAGTGTTAGTTGATGTTGTAATAGATGTAGCAGCGTTATGTCCAATTGCTGTATTGTCTGTCCCTGTGGTGTTTGCATCCAACGCACCAGAACCAACAGCAGTATTATTGGATTGAGTGTTTAGATAAAGAGCCCTATAACCAACAGCAGTAATATCAGAAGCAGTTTGACCAGTATAAGCGGCCTGATAACCTACTGCAGTATTTTCGACTCCTTGGCAGTTACCGTAAAGAGCCTGAGATCCAACAGCAGTGTTGAATGATTGCTGGTTGTAATATAATGTATTATATCCTACTGCAGTTACATCAGAGGCCGTTTTTCCATTATAAGATGTATTAGCCCCAATATTTGTATTTTGAGAACCTGTTGTGTTACCAAATGCTGCTTGATAACCTAAAGAGGAATTAAGACTTCCAGTAGAATTTGCCCAAGAAGAATTAAAACCATAAGCAGAATTATTATTACCTGATTTATTATATACAAGCGATTCTCTACCAAAAGCGCAATTTTGTCCCCCTATTGTGTTTAACCCTAAAGCATAATTTCCAACAGCAGTATTATAACCACCTGTTGTAGTACTATACATGGCAAGAGCACCAACAGCAACATTTTGTACTGCTGTTGTTGCGCTTCCTAGTGCAGAAGAACCAACCGCAGTATTACTGGATTGTGTATTTACAGTAAGGGCGCCATGACCGATAGCAGTAATATTTGAGGCTGTTTGTCCAAGCTGAGCAGCCCGATAACCTACAGCAGTGTTTGAAGTTCCTTGGCAGTTACCGTAAAGAGCCTCTGCCCCAACTGCAGTGTTAAAAGATTGATTATTATAATAAAGTGTCCTATAACCAAGAGCAGTTGTGTAGGAGGCTGTGATTCCTGTAAGGGATGCTTGATATCCAACTGCATTATTATAATTTCCAGTAGTGTTATTTTGTAATGCAGATCCACCAAATGCCGCATTTAACACACCAGTTGTATTTGATCCAAGTGAACTGTTTCCAAATGCATCATTTCCTATTCCTGTAGTGTTATCATTTAATGCACCATAACCAACAGCACTATTTGGACCAGCAACGGATAGAGCCAATGCTTGAAACCCAATTGCAACGTTATTTGTTGCTGTACTGCCAGTTTGTAGTGCTTGATATCCTATTGCAACATTACCAGCACCAGTAGTATTTGCATTTAGTGCACTTTGACCAACTGCAACGTTGGTAGAAATAGATCCACCACCCTCACCAACTCTGACTCCATTTACAACAATGTCATTTGCAAAAGTTCCACCACTGGAAGAAATCCCGCTAGTAAAACTTTGAAGGGGACCAAATGTATTTGCAACACCAGTGGTAACACCAGTAACAGCACCAGTCAATCCATTGAACGAGTGTACACCACCACCAGCAACACCTATAAGAGCACTGCCACCTGTAATGCCTACATACAATCTGCTATTTGTAATGTCAAATGCAGGTTCTCCAAAGGTAAGTCCACTCGGTATACCCGATCCTCTTTTAAATTTAATACTGGCCATTCATGCACTCCAATAATTAATAAACAATCTTTATATAACCATACTATTTAGTATGATTCTGAATCTATAGTTATTTCAGGTGAGTCTTTTTTTCTTTTCTTTGAAAGACTTTCAATTTTTTTATTTAATTCTTCAATTTTTTCCTGCAGTTCTGCATTTTTTGCTTGTTCTGCAAAAAAATTTAATTCATGATTAAAACTTGCTTGTACTGCCTCTCCATATTTTCTATACAACGTCTCCATCATTCTCTTTTCAAAAGACATTCACAATTCTCCTTTTAAATTTTAGAATGCACCGCCGTCAACAACTCCTTCAAGTTTTCCAAGACCGGATCCTAATGTCAGAGTCAATGTCCCAGGGTTCCAGTTAATGTCTTGGCTAGAATCCGTGTATAGTTGTTGATAACCAGAAGTTCCTCCAGCAAATACTAGTGGGTATGAAGAACTATTTTTTACACCAACTAGGCTAGCAAATAATGATCTTTCTGCGCCGTATGCAGTAAACCCTGATGCTTGAGGATTGATCCAAGAGTTTACTGTGGTTGCACCAGCACCTCTCAATATCCATCCAGATGTAGCACCACCAGCATCAGCAACAACACCTGTACCCGTAATATTTGGTAATGTGAATGTTTTATTACTTATTCCTGCACCACTTTGAATAACTGAATATGCTCCACCCGAATCACTACTTGATAATTCAATTGTAGGTTGAACAAAAACACTACTAGAATTAAATATATTTCTTGCAGAAGTATAAACAATAGTACCGTCCACTGGTCCAGAATTAACGTTAATAGTTGAAACTACAGAACCCGCACACAACCCAGCCAAAAGCAAAGATCCCTGTGGTCCGTAAATACCAGCAAATTCTGCAATACCAGCCGTACCTGTTACTACTTCACCAGAAACGGATGTTGTTGCTGGAAGATATGTGAATCTTCCCGTACTGGTATCATGACCAAAGAATCCAGTTCTTCCAACTGTAGCAAAGTGTTGGAAAAGAATACCACGATCTTTTACGTCTCCTGTTACTGGAGGAATATTACCTGTTAGACCACCAATTGCAATAAGTGGATCTTGAACGGTAACTGATGTAGAGTTTACCGTTGTTGTTGTGCCGTTTACTGTGAGATTTCCAGAAACAGTGACATTTGATGAAGCAGTAAGAGCACCAGTGACTGTGAAAGAACCCGGTGTTGTAATTGCGCTTGGTAAAGATAAAGTAACGGAACCAGTTGTACCACTTACAGTAACTTGATTAGCTGTCCCGGTTATTCCAACTACACCAGTGTTTGCTAAAGTTATTCCTTTATTTGCACCTGTTGGAAGAGTTATGGAAATTCCTGTACCAGCAATTATATCTACTGCACCAGTTACACCGTCTACTGATGTAACTCCGTTTGCTGATGTAAGCACAGATAAACCGTTTAATGTTATTCCACCTGCAACAGAAATTCCAGCAGTAAATGTTTGTTGTGCAGTAAATGGTGTCGTGGTTGCTAAACCAGCAAGTCTTGTTGCTGATTGCGGGAGTGTTACTATATGGTCTGTAAATGTATCTACATATAGAGTTGTGGTGAAATTTGTACCACCATCCTGAAAAACAATTTTATTTAAAGCAGGATCTAGTGTGATACTATCACTAGTGCTCGTATCGGTAAGAAGAAGTGTTGAACTTGTACCAGAGATAATTTGGCTAGCTGTAAAGGTATTTGTTTTATTCGTAAGAGGAACTATAGAACTTGTAAATAGTGTAATTCCTCTTGCAGAAGTAGAAGTAGAAATTGAAATTCCTGTTCCACCACCAATAGTGACTGCACCTGTAGCACCGTTTAATGAGGATACTGCACCACCTGCAACTTGACTGTCAACGTAAGTTTTTACTGCCCTTTGTGACGGAATAAAATAAGCACAGTTTCCGGCAAGAGTTGTATCATCTACAACTTGTGAACCGATCCACATTGCCGTAGTCCCTGCATGGATAAACAAACGATTAAACGTTGTATCCCACGCTGGTTCGTATGCTGTAAGTCCTGTTAGGTTTGGTTGACCAGATCCACGCTTAATCTTAATAGTTGCCATAGTTTAAATCCTCAATATTCTCCACCATCAAGAGTAACGTGTTCGATAGGCTCTAATTCTGCTGTACCCGTGTACCCTTGGAAACCTGTTTTTGTTATTATAAGACCGTCAACAATTAAGGTTCCTGTAGTATTTATATTTCCGAATATATCTAATCCACCAGCAATATATAAATTTCCACCACTAACTCCTATAGTAATTCCAGCAATATTTAAAGTATCTGTAATATTTACTGAATTCGGTAGCCCAATAGTCACGTTTCCTGTTGGGCTTGAAACTTCAATTTCATTTGGAGTTCCTGTTATAGAAGAAACTGCTCCGGTTCCTCCACCACCAGAACCACCAATAAATTCTATCCAATAAGAATTTCCAGTACCACCCGAAAGATAATAAAATTTATTCTCTTCAGTAACATACGTCATCATACCAACTTCACGACGTTGAGAAATAATTTCATTTCTTGCAGTGATACCAGCAACAGTTCTTAGACCACCTAAACCATATCTTGGGTTTGTTACAAAATAAGGATCGTTATCGACATTTGGGCCGATAGGTAGACCAACGGAGATGTATCCTGTAATTGGCATATTAAGAACCTGTTATCTCATAAATTCCAGTAGTTGGATTACTAACTTGATACCAAGTCCAAGAAATAGAAACATTATATGCGTTTGTTTGTGTAAAAGTTCCTGTAACTGGTGTTACTGTAAGATTATTTGCATCTTTCCATGATGTATATGTTCCTGGAGATCCGGGAGAGGTGGGAAGAATTACATAACAATATTCTGGGCTCCCGGATTCAATGAATGTATACTTATATGATCCAAGTCCAGTAAGGCTTGAAGTAAATCTATTGCTAGAACCTGTAGTTAAATCGGAAAGTGATGTCGGTGAAGCCGAAGCACTCTTGCCCCAATAAATTTTATGACGCCAATCAAAAGATGTATTGCGAGAAACAACAACTCCAGATTGTTGTTGTCCTGTTAAACCAAATACAAGTTGTGTTGGTGTAGAATAACCATATTGGTTTAAACTAATTGTTGCCGGTGTACTATTGTAGTTTAGTCCAGATTGAATTACAAGAGAATTTGTATTGTCTCTTATCACCAAAGATCCAGCAATCCAATTTGCTGCTGGGCCAGTTGGGCCCCAAGTAGCAGTATAAGAACCCGCACCAAAAGTTCTTCCAAGATCGAATGGAGATGTTCCAAGATTTATTGAGAATGATGTAAACGATACTGGTTGATAAGGATAAATTAATTGTTCTAAAACTTCTATAGCATTTAACCCTAATGCAAAAGTTATTCCACTAGCAATTCCATTTGCTGCACCTGGATCTGGATTTGTCCATGTAGATTCTGTCCCAGAAAATGCAGAACCTTGAGTTGTGCCATCCGGGAATGTAATAAATCCATCTACACCAAGACTAACACCTTTTGGTAAAATTAACTCACTGTTATCTTGATTTAAGAAAAATGCATTATTACTTTCTAAATCTGTGTTGTCTGTGTTAGAATATTGAACAACACCGGGTTTACTACTTTTTACGCTAATAGTATTGCTGATTACTTTGCTTCCAGCAGTTATTCCATCAGTGATACTGATTCCAGAACCAGCAAATACACTTGTTGCTGTATTTGGTGCAATGGTAACACGAACATCTTTTCCTTCTCTAGTTACATTTACATCACCAGCAAATTTAATATCGTTAACTGAACGAATTAATCTTTTTCCTTCAAATACGATTCCTACAGCCCCACCACCTGTTGGAATGATGGAAGAAGTCAATTTTGCTATTGCTTCTTGTATGTCTTTGCTTGCAGTTGTTTTTATTAACTTATTGAATTTGTCTGTCTTGAAAGAAAGAATTCCATTTTCTAGCGTTAGTGGTTCTGAAACAGAAATAATACCGCTATCTCCTTTTTCTCCTTTTTCTCCTTTTTCACCGGGTATGCCTTGTGGTCCTTGTGATCCTTGTGGTCCTTGTGAGCCCATGATTCCTTGTGGACCTTGTCTACCCTCTGGTCCCATATCTCCTTGTGGACCGGGTTCTCCTCGTTCACCTTGTATCCCTTGTTCGCCTTTTGGTCCAACCGATCCTTGTATACCCGGCTCACCTCTTTCCCCTTGTGGTCCAATTTCTCCTTGTGGACCTCGTTCTCCAACATCACCCTTTTCACCTTTTGGTCCCATTGGTCCTCTAGGACCAATTTTTCCTTCTTTTCCCTCTGCTCCTATTGGTCCAGATGGCCCCTGTTCTCCAACATCTCCTTTTGGTCCAACAGGTCCTTCTGGTCCGATTGGTCCTCTAGGACCTGGAATTCCTTGTTCTCCCTTTTCTCCTTTTTCTCCACGCAGTCCTTGAGCCCCGATTGCTGGAATGGATTCTTTTATTATAGTTTTTTCTATAATTTTAACTTCGGGTTTTATTACTTTTGATTCAGAAATTATTTTAGGTTGTGGTGGGGGAGTTATATCCTCAATCAAATTGTTTATTTGATTTGAGTTTCCATATAATTTAATTACTTTATTATTATTTTTTTGAATAAAATAAAGTTCTGTGACACCATGCCCGAGTTGAAATTTTTCATCATATTGGCATGGTTCAATCTTTTTAAGAACTTGATTCTCAAATAAATTACCAAAAGATCTTTTTACTTTAAAAATTTCACCTTCCATTCCTTCATAAGTTTTTAAAGGAATAAAAAGATCTTTTATTTTAGTAAAATTTCCTTCAATTAAATATTCTTCACCATCAGAACTTCTTAAAAATAATTGAGTTATACCAGAACCAACTTTTATTTTTTTTGGATTTAACGCGGATTCAATTATATGATATTGACAGCCTAAAGGCAGATCTGGGTGTGCCTTTGATAATTTTAAAGTTGTTTTGTTCTTTCCAAAGAACATAGGTTATATTGTTTGTATACCACCACCAAATGCGCCACCAACTAAACCACCAGAAGTCACGCCACTCAATCTAATAGCCCAACCAACATGTACCGTCTGTCCATCATTGCTCCAAGATGTTTCAATAAGATCACCATCTGTATCTCTGTAAGTATATTTTGATCCTGCACCAACACCACCAAATTTTGGAAAATTTAAATTTTCACCTTGAATTATAGTAGTTAATACTGGTGCTATACCCGCAGTATCAAACCCCGGACCACCACCACCAACATTTATATATTGAGTGTTATGCACTAAAAATGTTCCATTACCCAACGTAACTCCTTGAAAACCATTAGATTCAATTTGAAATTGCACGTTCCACGATGTAAATCCACCAATTGTAGAAGTAATACTACCAAAATTTGGAAGAGGCATAGAAACAGTATTTGGTTTAATTATTCCCCAAGAACTATTTCTATAACCCACTATATCACCTGTGATTCCAGCAGGAGTTAAAGAAGAAATTGCAGAAGATGCACTAGTAGATGTGGATCCAATTGTTATTCCAGATATACTAACAGTTAAATTTATACCAGTGCCACCATATAATGTTACACCTGTAGTCAATCCATTAAGAGATTTTACATAATCACCAACTGGTCCAGTTGGTCCAGTGGCTCCTGTGGCTCCTGTTGCTCCAGTGTTTCCTGTGTTTCCTGTGTTTCCTGTGTTTCCAAATACACGACCAAGAATTATTGGAGAACCAATTATTCCAGTTGGACTAAAAGTAGATATTGTTAAATTTACACCACTCAAGGCTGCAGCGGTATATCCAAAACCAGTTGCTCCAGTGGCCCCAGTGGCTCCTGTTGCTCCAGTGGCCCCAGTGGCTCCTGTTGCTCCAGTGGCCCCGGTGGCTCCTGTTGCTCCAGTGGCCCCAGTGGCTCCTGTTGCTCCAGTGGCCCCAGTGGCTCCGGTAGAACCTCGATCTCCTGGATCTCCCTTTTGTCCTATTGCACCAGCCAAATTAATTTCCCAAGAACTTAAAGTTCCAGATCCTGTTACTGAAACAACACCTAAAGTCAATCCTGTTTGAAAATATTTTATAACTTGTGCTGTAAAATACTGATTTACAGTTCCAGCAACGATAACATCTTGAATTTTGGTATACGCTAATCCCTGTGGAACTTGCAAAAATACTTCAGATCCGGGAGAAAGAGAATCTAAATTAATCGTGGTGGTTGATGTTGTGCTGTATACATCACCTGTAGCACCAGTTGCTCCTGTTGCACCTGTTAGTCCTTTGGGAAGAGGGACTACACCAGCTGAAATTTCAGAACTAGGTGTGTTATCTGAATATAGAAGTCTATATAAAATTTCTAGCGATACACCACCATCTACGGTGTTAGCTTGTAAATCCAAAAGACCTGTACCAGTTGCTCCTGTGGCACCAGTTGCTCCTGTGGCTCCTGTGGCACCAGTTGCTCCTGTGGCTCCTGTTGCTCCTGTAGCACCAGTTGCTCCTGTTGCTCCTGTTGCTCCTGTGGCTCCTGTGGCTCCTGTGGCACCAGTTGCTCCTGTTGCTCCTGTTGCTCCTGTGGCTCCTGTGGCACCAGTTGCTCCTGTTGCTCCTGTGGCTCCTGTGGCTCCTGTGGCTCCAGTTGCACCGGGTGTTCCGGGTCCACCACCGTATGCAGTTCCTTGAGTAATTACTTCGATTAAGTTTGGGGTTGATGTTACAACCGTTACATTTACATCTGTCATTTTATGTTCTTGTTACATCTAAAATGGTGTTTATCTTTCCTCTTAAAAGAGTTATGGTATCTCCACCAGATGATATCTGTTGAAGATCATAAAAAATTTGAGTATATGGTGGAAAATTTTTAGTATAATTAGAACCAACACAGATATTTACAGAACCACCTGTGGCTGCAGCTAAACCACCAGTAGAACCTTCTGGTATTGAAATTATAGTCCCTGCTGTTATTCCGGTACTGTATGATACTAAAACGGAACTAGGATAATATCCAGATCTAATTTGCATAGATAATGTGGATCCAGTTAGATCATAACTGGATCCAGCACTATTTTTGATAGCCATAGACCAACGTAAAGTATCACCTAATACTACATTTGGGTCATAAATATTTTCCATTACAAAAATATTTAGATTTTAATTAAAGAACGGCTGGTACTTTATTTGGGTCTACATTTAAAGTAGTTTTATTGGCTTTTTTCTTTACTTCATCTAAAAGTTTTTTCTGCTGTTCTTCAATTTGGCTTTGATGTTGCATAACTGCTTTTAAATAAAGTTCTCTATTTTGTTTTACTCGGTCTCTTTGGTCTTCTGGAAGATGTGGTTCTGCCAATAATTTTTCACAAGCAGCCAATCCCATGTGGAACTTTCCTACATGAGCTGCAGTAGTAGCAACCTCATCTAGAATTCCCCAAAGATAATTTCCAGTATCTACGAAAAGAATTTGATCTTGTGGGATAGCATAAGACAAACCTTGTGATGACATGATGAAAGCATTTCTTGGTCTATTATGCTTTCTATAGATGCAAGACATATGATACAAGGGTTCTACTCTATTTGGAAGACACTCAAACGCTTGCATAAAGGCATCGATTACATTTTCTAATGGCTTATTTAAAAGTTCCCGACACATTCCAACGCGCATCCAAGAATAAAAAACTTCTTCTATCCATTGTCCCATTTTTGCTCTTTTTTCATACTCAACCTCTGCAACCTCAAACATGTGAGCATCAAATGCGGATTGGGCTAGATAAAATTGTTTTCTTGGTTGATTTGGATTTTCATCAATATATTTTTTTAGAATATAATAATCTCTTCTATATTTTTCTCTATCATCTCCATTTGTTTCTCTAAATCTACAACCCTCTGTTCGAACTTCCCAACAATAATCTCCTTCAAGTTTACCAATATTCATTGGCTGTTCACAGACAGAGTATTCATGTAGAGGTTCTTCATACCACCATTTCTTTTTGGCTAGATGGAATATCTGTGCACGATACCATTCAAATGGTCCTCGTTTGATCTTTACAACATAACCATCTAAATTTTCATCAAATTTATCAACTGGAAGTTTTCCAGAAATAAAATCATCTGCATCGATCATCAGAGCCCATTTTGTTTTGCCCATGCAAAGTTCAAGAGCCTTTGATCGGTTGATTCCAAAGTCAGACCATTCATGGTCGTGAATTTCACCGGGGATTCCCTTTTCATCAAAAAACTTTTTAATAATTTCCTTAGTGTTATCTGTAGAACCAGTATCACAGATTACATAGTAATTAATAAATGGTGCGACAGACTCCAAACATCGTTGAATATTTGGTGCCTCGTTTTTGACGATCATACTTAAAGTTAAATTGTGCATAATAATCCTTATGAATTAAAAAATCTACGTAATGAACCGGGATTAAATTTTGGAATTAATTCCCAGTCATCCTTCTCACCGTAACGAATAATCTTTAGCCCACTTATAGGCATTTTGTCTTTTATTTTATCTTTGTCAATTACTTCTATTAGTTCCCATTCTTCAAGAAGATTTACAATAGCATTTCTTCTTTTAATATCCTCTTCACTAACATTTGATGGCAATCCATCAAGTGCAAAAAGTTCTTTAAAGTGCGCTACAATATATACGTTGTTTTTATGAATCAAATGGCAAGATTGATACAAAACTTTTTTGCCTTTTGGAGAAACACCTATTCTTGAAAGGGTTTCTCTGACCACCATAAAGTCTTCATCATCAAATAATTTGACGTGAACACCAACGTTATTAAATGTTTTATCTGATAATTCTGACATATCAACACCTGCTAATTCTTAGTTCCACCTTTATATAAAGACTGCTTTAATTTTGCTATGTCTTTTGAACTAAGTATATTTAGCACTTCTCTAGCCTTCTCATTTGTATACCCATAAACTTCCTTAATTAAGGCTATATTTTCCTCGGTTTCTTTTCGCAACCAAGGTGAGAAACGCTTCTTTTTGCGTACAGATAAACGATGAAAATCAAACTGAGATTTGGGGTCAAGCCAAGGATGGCAATTCATTTCATTGGAATGAAAAATGGTGTCTGGAAAATAAGACAGACACCGATTAACCACAAATGGAGGATAATAACGAACTGCTGTTTCTTCGTCTAGTAAAGGTTTCTTGTCGTGATTTATGCTGTTAAGAAATTCTTTAAGTTCCATTAATTAAACTCACAGTCCATCATAATTTGAACCAACATAGCCATGGTATTGATTTCTTGGTCTGCTGCAAACGCAGACTTGTATTGATATTCAGCAATGATAAGAATGGCTTGTGGAATAGAACTCTGCTTTAAAGCGGTATATAGTTCGGTATACAGACGCTTAAAGAACTCTGTGGTATTGAGATCTAGATTTTGCACAACCCACTTGCGACAAGAAGCAAAGTCTTTGTTCTTCATAAAGCCAAGAAGTTCTTTAAAAGACTCGCTACTGTTTTGTGCAAGAATACCTACATCAATCTTTCCAGCAGAAGAATATTTCTGTAGTTCATTGATGATTCTACGAAGGTCTGGAAAGTGTTTCTTGATAAGGTTTGCAACCACAGCCTTGTCAAAGGCTACAGATTCATTGGTCAGAATCTGTTCAATCCTAGCGAGCATAGCCCCAGCCATTTGGGATTTCTCTGCTGTAGGAATGGTAAAATCAATTCCAGTGCAGCGAGAATGAAGAGGCTCAATAACACGATTCTTGTAGTTGCAGGTTATAATGAACCGGCAATTCTTGTGAAACTCCTCAATTGCTCCACGCAAAGCAGGCTGAATAGACTGAGCATTTGCGTAATCAAACTCATCAAGAATAACAATCTTTTGACCACCGTTCAACGAAACCGTAGACGCATAGTTTCTAATTTTGATTCGAAGAGTATCAATACCATTCTCTTCGGAGCAGTTGATAAGAATGTATTCTGAGTCTAGATCATGTGCAAGAGCACGGGCAACTGTAGTCTTGCCCGTTCCTGCCTTGCCATAGAACATCATGTTTGGGATTGATCCCTGCTTCAACATGCCATTAAACATGGCCTTTGTGTCGATAGGAAGAATACAATCGGATAGTGTCTTGGGTCGATACTTTTCGACCCAAAGAATGCTGTTTACATCAGTCACAATTAACCTCGCTTGATTGCGATATAGTAGGCAAGATCCTGAGAAGTATGTGTAAATCTAGAAATGATACTTGTAGTCAGTTCGACTTTGTATGAACCTGGTAGGAACTTAATATCAGACACATCAAGAGACCCGATGTAATCCGGCCCATTATAATTCTCCTCCACAGTGATTGCAAAGCTGTTCATGGTTCCCTTCTTTGCGTCATCTACGGTAATTTTGATCTTACCATCACCAGCAACGATGTTTAGATCGCTGACTTGAAGAATACTAGATGCCTTTAGAATCTCATTTAGATCCTTTTCCTCAAGATCAAAAGAGAATAGAATACTAGGCATCTTTACATCTCTAGTTGGCACAGTGAGTAGTGCTGCCTCAGAGTAGTAATAATGAATAGATGAGTTTCCATTGGAAACCTCAACATAGTTGTCATGGAACTCAAGATCTGGATTATTAAACATACTAATA